GTCGAGAGCGGCGGGAAGTATGTGATCTACTTCGGTCGCTTCTCTTGTGCATCCGAGTCCTCTGATCTGACACTCGTATCGGTCACGATCGAGCACAGTCTGGCGGACTTTCTTCCACGGTCCTTTGTATTGAGGTTTCCTAGCCATGACTAGACCATAGGCGACACGCTCTTGCGCGGTACTTCTGTACCTTCTTGACTGTTGACTTGCATAGATGCGCCAGTGTGTGCATACAACCTGAGCGCACGACGCCCCACCCAAAAGGACCGACTGGCCAGACGTACTCGCCTTTCTTGTTTGTCCATCCGAGGAATGCGATGCGGTCGGCGACGTTGACGACTTGTGCTGCTGTTAGTGAGTTGAGGTTGCGCTTGCCGGACCATCGGTGAGCGGTGCCTCTGTTAATGCCGAGCGGTGAGGTGTAGGTGCGGGTGCCGTATGGTTGCCCGAGTTTTGTGTTGGTCTCGCAACGACTGACATCGTCGTAGTACTGATCCGGGAGTACGCCTGCGTACTTGGCTCTGCTCATGTCTAGAGGTGAGTGTGCGCTCACGGGTGACGCGTTCATGACAAGTAGTGCGGTGATACCAATGAGACACGCCAGACGACCGCGTTCGAGCCGGTGTCGGTCTTGCGTCTGAATGGTGTTGCTACGACGTGGCCGAGATCTACGAGCTCTTGTCGTCTCTTGGCTGCCGATGATCGAAGGATGCCGGTCTCGATGCTGAGTTCGTAGTCGGTGGCGTCGCCTAGTTTGTTGAGGGCTTCCCATACTCGTCTCCTTTGTGAAGGGTCGTTAGTTCTTACGAGCCTAGACGCATCTATCAGGGTGTCAATGGGCATCGGGTCAAAGAGGCTCGGGTGTTGGTTCATTCGGCGTCTCCGTTCGGATCGTAGGCGTGTTTGAGGGCTTGCTGAAGGTTGTCGATGGCGGCCATGAATGGTCCTCCCATTGTTGAGGCGGTGCGGAACGGATGGTCGAAGACGAGGTCGACGAGGTTGTCGGCTGCTCTGATGACGTCCTGATAGGCGTGGACGATGTTGATTGCTTTTTCGTATGCCTGATGCTGATAGATCATCTCCTGTTCGAGGATTCTGATCTTGGCTTCTAGGAGGTGGTCTGGTTGTTGGTTCATTGTGTTCCTTTCCCGTTGCACTTTTGGCATCGGATGTAGTTGTTGTCTTGGACGCTCCATGTCTTAGTGAGACCGTCGTCTGCTGAGTACTTGCCGAGACAGACTTGGCACGTTCTCATTCTTGATGACTTTCCTTGTTGACTCTGTTTCATATTGTCTTTGTTTAGTGCGTCACCGGTGACCATACCCCTACCCCCACCAGTGGGGATACCCTTCGTCACTGGTGATGAGGTGTGGAGAATGTAGAGGTTGCTCGATGGGTCTCCTGCGGGTCCGGTGCGGTGCTCAATGGTTAGAGCGGCGATGGCAACGAGTTCATCCTTTGCCCGGTCGACTGTTGCCGTTGATGTTCTCATAAGATCGGCCAGTGTCTTTCGTGACGGCCATGCTCGGCCTTGACTGTTGGCGAAGCGGTTCAACACTGCGTAGAGGCGGACCGCGTTCGATGAGATGTCGGCGTGGATGATCCATTCGGGGATAATGGCAAAGTATTCGGTCGAGCGGACTTCAGTCATGGCACTCCTCCCATATTTCTTGAGGGTTCTCATCTTCGTCGTGGAGTCCGCCGTATCCCGCGCGGGTCCAGTAGGCGATGAGTGTCTTGTGTTGCGGGACGCTGATGAGTCGGTACTTCTTGCCGTCTTCGAGTTTGTATGTCTCAGGCATGGCGAGCGTTCTCCGTTCCTAATCTGTTGACTTCGGCTTGTAGTTCTGTGATGCGACGCTCGAAGTGAAGGATGGCGTCTTGTAGTTCGTTGTTTTCTTTGCGTAGGACTTCTATCTCGCTCGCTGCTTGGAGGGCGTAGGTGTCTAGCCAATATCGTCCGGGTTCGATTGCGTATTCCCGTAGTTTTGCGATTAGGTGTTCAGACATTCTCGGCCTCCGCGTCGTAGAAGTGATGGCACCCAGAGAGGACCGTCGGTTCGGGGTCGAGCGGGAGCCGCATGAGTCCGTCGATGGGTTCGGGTGTGCCGATGATGAGTTCGATGACGAGTGTGATCTTTGCGCCACAGATTGCACAGTTGACCGAGACGAGTTTCGGGTATTCGCTGACGCTCATCTCAGGAGCTCCTTGATGCGTTCTAGATCGTGCGGATACCAGACATAGACCTCGGCTGCGGTGGTGCATAGAAGGTCTAGCCAGTCCTTTTGATCTCGGGATAGGCGTCCTTTGTCTCCTTTGATCTCGGCGAACACAAGACGTCCGTCGCGGGTGGCGGTGTAGTCCGGTAATCCTCGGGAGCCTTTGAGCGGTGTTGCCCATGTTCCCGACTGGCGGATTGCCGGTTCGTAGTGGCACCATCTCCATCCGAATAGGTCTAGGAGATGTTCGACTTGGATCGCGAAGGATGATTCGAGCATCGCTTTTCCTTTCGTGAGTATTCGGCGAGGACCGATAGGAGGAAGGTCGGGACGGCAATGATTCCGAACAGTAACCACATGACAATCTCTAGGTCTCGTGCGTTCATGACTCCTCCATCTGTTTCTTCTTGAGGTCGTCGATCAGTATTGTCGCGGTGCCTTTGCTAATCTCATCCAGTCCTGCCGGTGGAAGTATGCCGAGGGCGTTCGAGATGGCTCTGATGGCGTTGAGTTGTGCAGCGGTGGCGAGAGGGTGTCCTGCGCTACTGACGACGCTAGGGACGCTCTGGACGGCTCTGGCGGGGGTTGTGGATGGGTGCTCGGCTTGACGGTTGCGGACTTCTTCGCGGGTTGCGATCTTCTTTGAGTCGGCGGCAAGTGCGGCCAGTATTGCTCGGCCCCAACTCGACGATTCCGCATTCATGAGCTCCGAGTCTTTCGTGAAGGACGTCTTACCGGGGAAGCATTCCCACGCTGATCCGATGCCGGGGCGGGTGTCGTCGGGTGTGCGATAGGCGGCTGCGATGTAGACGATGAAGGTCTTGTCTGCGATGGTGACAATGTCGAAAGGCTTCTCGGGGTTCACTGGTTGTAGTGAGCCTTCTGGATGTTTCTCTCTGAATAGTTTGATGCGTTCCGCGACGTCGACATAGTCGGCGAGTCGGTCGTTGTAATCGGCCATAGTTCCTCTGTTTTCTGTCCGCTTGGATGGACTATGTGATTATGACGAAGTCGTGCGGGAATGTCAAGAACCTCATCGGAGGCGTGGACGATCCGCTCGAGGGTGAGAAGATGCGGATCGTCCTGTTGGCGGAGGAAACACACCAACACGCGCCGTCCGTGGACTTGTCCAAGCGAACACGGAGACGCAAGATTATTTAGTAGCGCGGAAGTGTGCCTCTAGTTTGACGGGGTCGGCAGACGGTGAGACTTCGTAATGCAACCATAATCCGCCGGGTGTTCCGCCGTTATTTTTTGCGTCCCACGGGAGCCATCCAGAGTCTTTCTTGGCTCGTGACGTACGGAATCCACGGCCCCACACTTTAGATCCTTTAGGTGCTTTAGGGTTGCGCCACGAGTACTCATGGACCTCCTCGAGGAAGAACTCGTCTGCGTTGGCAACTAGGTAATCGGCGATCTCCGTGAGTTTCTTGGCGATGTCTGGAGTGCCGTCTGGTAGACCGACGTCAACTGCTCGTCCGCAAGAGTGGACGCTCATGTATGGGATGCACTTCGGGTCGGTCGGTGGGAGTTTCTGAATGGCGGCGGGTGCTGATCGCATGACGCGCACAGATAGTCCTCCCATGTAGGTCATGGCGTGGCGTTTGTGTAGAAGGTCGGCGAGTTTCTTTGCTGCGGGGTGAGTCTCAGTGGCGACCTTGTCGAAGCCGGTGTAGGGACGCTGAGTGTTGGTCACTTCTTGCCGCCTATGGCTTGATCTAGTTCTTCTTTTGTGAGGACGCCGTCTTCGTAGTATGCGCGTAGGACGCGCTCGAGGACTTGTGCTGCGGCCATGAATCCCGCCATGCCTGCGGCTTTGCCGAGGTCGACGCCGAGGATTGCGCCACCGGCGAGGGCTGAGAGGGCTGAGGTTCCGAATACTGCTGCTATGCGGGCGATGACTGTGGTGAGTTTCATTCTTCGTCTTTCACGAATAAGGCTAGAACGCATTGTACTAGCAATGCGATGCCGGTGATGAGTAATGCTTGAGACTGGACGGTGCCGGAGAGGGTGATGAGTGCTAGTCCTGTCCCTGCCCATGTCCAGATGTTGTCTTTGATAAATCGCATGGTCTACCTTCTGCGGATTGTTGGCATTGAGACGAGTAGTCCTGTCGTAATGATAACGACGCGCCGTGTTGAGACGGGGACAGTTGAGCCGATGGGGATGTACTTGTCGGCCGCTCCGCCGAAGATGTTGATCTTGTCCTCGAAGGCTTCACGGACTGCAACGGGGGCGTCTTGGACTGCTGCGATAACGGCGTCGGCTTGTTCGACTGTGAGCTCCTCGATGTTGAGTGTCTCGAAGACCGCTTCGGCTTGAACGGCTGAGAGTTCGGCAACTTGTGCCGGGTCGGTTGCGATGTTGACTGCTTCGCCTTCGGTGTAGACGGGCTTGACAGTGTCGGGGGCTATGGTTGTCGTCGATGGATATGTTGTTGTGGTTGACGGCGGGGATGTGGTTTGTGGTGATGTTGTTGTCGTGGGATCACTGGAAGTCGAGACGCTGACCGTGGTTGATGTTGTTGCTGCGGCTTGCGCGACGGTTGTGGTGGTGCTCGTTGTGCTCGTTGTTGCGGTTGTGGTTGTCTGAGGTGCCTCGGTTGTTGAGGTTGTCGCCGGCGTCGTCGTCGTGGTGGGTGCGACGGTTGTGGTGGTGCTCGTGGATGTTGTCGACGTTGAAGTCGTGGACGTTGTGGATGTGGTTGAAGTTGAAGTCGTTGTTGTTGTCGGTGTTGCTGCGCCGGTCGTGGTAAAGGCCGACGGTGGGATGATTGTCAGTTGACCACCATTGAGAGACCATGCAAGCATGAAGCAAGTCCCTCCGCCGTTCTCGTAATAGTGTCCCTCCAGTGTAAGCGGGACGCCTGCCGGGAGTGTTGTGATCTCCTCGGTCTCGTACGCGCTGCAACCTTGATCGGTCCATTGTCCCCATTGTTCTCCTGCGATCTTCATGATCCCTCCGTCGTCCGAGGCGAGCCAGAAGCGGACGGTCTCGGTGCCTTGTGGGAGGGTGACGAAGCCTTGATAGTGGGCGAGGAATAACTCGTCCCCGCATTGCCCTATCGGGTCGTACTCGAAGACGATGTTGATGAACTCGGGTGTCTCTTGGCCGCATTCGGTGAGTGTGGAGAGGTCGAGCGAGGGTGGTGTCTCGGTGATGATGTATCCGGTGACGGTGAGTCCTTGAGTCGTGGCCTTTGCGGACTGTGCTCCCGGTATTAGTGCAATGACGACTCCTAACAGTGGTAGGAGTCGGCGGATCATTCTTCTAGCAGTGGTTCTAGCGTTTCATCTTCTGCTATGTCCGTTTCGGTAACTGTTGGTAGTTCGGCAATTTCTTCATCGGTGAGTTCCCGAATAATTTGGTTGCCTGTTAGCGCATTAACGAATACGCCGATTTTTTTAGGATTGTCTGCATCCATAAACGATGACCTTTCCTGTTGTCCATGTTGAAGCCGTTGGAATCAGTTTGATTCCGTCACAACTTGTCGTCCCTGTGTGTGTGGTTGGCATTAGTTCGAGATAGGCCTGTGCACTGTTGCCGCTATAAACACTGGTACTAGTTGAGATTGTTGTCGTCGCTAGAAACGGGTTGTAGATATTGAATGTTGCGGCTTGAGCAATGTCTGAGCCTGCCGTCAATAACGCTCCGTAAGTGCTTGAAGCACTGTTAGATAATACCCATGCGCCAACTTGTAGTGAAGCTCTTTGATGGTTGTAAGTGGCCGTAGTTATTGGCGTTGCACCGTTTAGTAATTGCCATCCTGCAACTAACGCTCCGCCTGTTTTCACATTTGAGAACTGCAAGACATAACTATCGAAACTTGCGCTGAAACATCCTTGAATAGAAACTGATGAGCCGGTCAGGGTTGCCTGAGTAATGTAGACGAGTCCGGAGTTAGTGAGATAAGTGTTGATATCTGTGGCGGGGAGGCTATTGCCGTCTGAGAAAGTCTTGATAGCGATGATGGTCTCCTTGATTATCCGATGAGATCGGGTCCACCGATGAGGCTAGTGCCAATGGTGAAGACGTTTGTGAATCTGACGGAGCCGTTGATGGTTGTGATCCATCGGTCCGGGGTGATGGTGTGCTCTATGGACTGGAGGATCTGACTCTGTGTGATTGTTGAGCCGACTTGTTGGACGATGTTGAGAGTGATTCTGTTGAGGAGCTCAAGACCGAGGATGAGTGACCATGATGCGTCTGATGCTGAGACGTTGACTTGTAGCGGGTCGATGACGACGGCGGGTGTCGCGGAATATCCGACGAGAAGGTTGCCGAGTGTTTCGGCGTCTTGTGCGGATGAGAGTTGTGTCGACCATGATCCGCCGGCGGTGCCGTACGCGGTGATAGAGGTGGGGTTAGAGACCTCAACACTTCCGTCGCCTGAGTATCCGACGGCGAGTGTGTTGCGGAGATTCTTGGCGTCTAGTCGGTAGGTGAGTTCTGTTCCGATTGAGATACCGGCTCCGCCGAATGTTGCTTGTGATGTGAAACTTGTGCCTTGAAAGATTGCCGAGCGTGATGTGAGCGTGAGGGTGCCGTTGCGTGAGACGAATAGGTTGCCGCCTTCTGAGTCTGAGATTGTCTGGAGTTCGTCTGTGACTGGCGGTCCGCCGGTGCTGATCTCTGCCAGTGTTGCCGAGTACGACGTTGATGGTGTTGAGGTGAGCGATGCGGGGAATGGTGTGTATCCGATGACGCGGTTGAATCGGTCGACGGTGCCTTCGGTGAGAAGGCCGCGTCCGAGTCGGTAGATGGTCTTGATCTCTGTGGCCGTGAGTTTGCGGAACCATACCGCGCTCTGTTGTCTTTGTCCTGAGCGGGTGTAGTACGCCTCCGGCACCGAATAATTGAATAGACCGGAAGTGTCGACAACGAGAGTCAGTGCTTGTCCGTCGATGTAGGCCGAGTCAATGGTTCCGTTCGAGTTGACGTTGACTGCGAAGTGATGCGGGACGCTCGTGTCGATCGCTAGCGTTGCGTTGTAGTAGGTGTATGCGGTCTTGCCGATTGTGGTGACTCTGAATGTTGACGTGGCAGTGAAGTAGCCGAAGTCCAGTGTGGTCCCTGCGACCGCACTGACGAAGAATGATGTTGAGTCTTGTGGGTTCGTTGAATACCATCCGACGACGGAGAAGTCTGTCGCCGCTTGTATTTGTCCGACGTATCCCCACCCGAGGGATGTGGTTGCTTCGGAAACTTGGAGTGAAGTGTTCGGTAGCGCGGGTGCTTGTCCGGGTCCGTTAGCGGTTCGGAAAGTTGCCAACGGTAACAATGGCTGCGGGCTGCTTCCGAGGTCTCTGAGTTCGTCGGTGGCAAAGTCTTCGGGGTCTACCGGGTCGTCTAATGGCCAATAGTGACGCGGTGAGAGGCTGAGGATGTAGGTGCTTGAGATGTCGTCTGGCATCTCCTCATCTGCTAGGAGACCGAGAGCGTCGAAGCATTGCACAGTAACGGTCGTGTCATAGCCTGCATCAGTGATTGACACGGGCCATCCTTCTACGAATCCACGAAAGACTGGATAGGTGACGGAGGAGATTGTTGCCTCGATTTTGATCTGGCGACGTGGCAATAGTTTTCCGTAGTAGGTTCCGCTCGTGTAGAACGGGTCGAAGATTCTTGAGCGGTTGTCGAGGACGACTGTGGCGTTGCCGGACTCGAAGTTCGATTGCTCATCTTGGCGGCCGCGTTGCGTGTTGATCTGGCGGACGTATGTCGTGACCTCGGTCCATGTTGGACTTGCGACATAGGGGCCATCGTTGAATGCGATGTAGACCTGCGTAGTTGGGAATCCCACTATCGAGCCTTGCTAGTTTTTTTCTTCGGAGCTGCTTTCGGTTGCTTGACGACAAGAGGAACTCCGCCAGTCTTTGCTCCGTAGGTGTTCAACACTGCGGCGACTTCTTTGCCTATTGCGACGGGGTCGCCGACTCCGGCTTGAATGGTGATCTGGTAGGTGTCGCCGACTGTTGCGCCGAGGGCTTCTGAGACTCCGGGGATGCTCATGCCGACGGCGGTGCCTGCGGCTGCAACGGAGGCCAGGTCTGCGTTCAGTCCTCCGACTGTGAGGCCGCCAGTACCCGCTAGGAGGTCTTTTGCTACTGCGTTACCTGCGACGGGTCCGAGGTTCAAGAGTTGCGCGAGTCCCGCCTTGCCGAGTCCTGCCTTGATGAGTGCTTGAAGGTTGCCTCCGAATTGTTTTGCGGCGGCGATCTGTTCGCGGAAGATGTCAGTGAATGACTTTGTCTTGACGTCTTGCGCTTTTGTGACGTTGGCTTCTGCGTCGGCGACTTTGTTTAGTGCGATGGCGTAAGCGGCGGCGTCTTCGTTGGCTTTTGCTTGATTAAGTTCGGCGTAGGCATCTTTGCGCTCTTGAAGGGCTTGCGTGATGGCGTCGCTTTTGTCTTTCTCTTGATCGGTTGCGTCTGAGAACGCGCTCGAGAGCGACACGGATGCGGTCACAGAGTCGCGGATGCCTTCAACGTATGAGCGGAGGGCCGACTGTGCGTTCTGGAGACTGCTTCGTAGTCCGTCGACTTTCTGCTTGCGCTTCGATTCTGCTTGCGCTGCTTTGTCGGTGGCCGTTGTTGCCTTTGTCTGTTCTCTTTTGATTCTCTTGAACGTGTCAAAGTCTCGAGAGGCCACTGGCCCCATGACTGCATTGAGTTCCTTTTGAGTGTTGATTGTGGTCGTCAATGCTCCGGCGTAGTTTGTCGCGGACTTGGCCGCGCTATCCATCTGCGACTTGATTGCGAAGAACGCGGCCGTCCCTGCGATAGCGGTCACGATTCCGATGCCGGTTGCGACTTGGACGGCGGTGAATGATGTGGCGAGTGCGTAGTTGACGGCTGTTGCAATGGTTGCGGCTGCTTGGAATGCGAGCATTGCTCCCTTAACTGCTACGACGCCGATAGCGACACTGCCGAGAGCGACTGCTAGACCTCCGAGGAGTGCTGCGTTCTGTCCGGCGAAGTTGGCGAGGTTGACGAAGGACGGGATGAGACTGTTCAACACGGGTAGGAGTGCGGTGCCGATTGACTCTTTCGCTTCGTCGATTGAGTTGCGAAGGATGGCCATCTGTCCGGCGTAGGTGTTGGCGGCGACGGCGGCCGCGCCTGAGAAGTTGTTGTTGAGGATGTCGATGACGTCTGCGAATGATGCGCCGTCTTTGATTGCTTGCTTGACCTCTGGCGAGAGTGTTGCCAGTGCTCTCATGTTCCCGGCGTAACCTCGTGAGAGAGCGTCTGCTACGGATGCGGCCGACTTATTTGTTGCCGCTCCCGTGTTGATTGCCACGTTGACGAGGTCTTGAGCCTTTGCGACGTCTCCAGTGGCAACGGTCAAAGACTGGAACGCGCTACGAAGGTCTGTGTCTGTGACTGCTACGGATCGTTGTGTGGCGTCGATGTATCGCTCGACCGAGGCGACTTGTTCATCTGATGCACCGGCGGACGCTTTAAGTTGACGCGCTAGAAGGGCTTGTTGCTTTTGATCGTCGGCTGCTGCTTTGATGGCTGAGGCTGCGAATGCGGTCGTTGCTGCGGCGGCTGCTCCCATTGCGAGCGTGGTGCCTTTGCCCATGTCGCCGAGGCTCTTGTTCGCCTGTCCGATTGCTTTGCGTAGTGGTGCCGCATTGCCTGAGATAACTACTGAGATTCCGCGAGCCATGAGATGATTCTAGTACTTGACTATCTTGCCGTCGAAGATTCCTGCGTAGATGTTTCCAGACTTATCTCGAAGGAATGCATCTGGTACGCGTACGTCTGGCGTCTTGTTCTTAGATCTGCGAGGTGTTCGTTGACCGGCTGCCGATGTTACGGCTCGAGCTTGACGAAGTGGTTGCCCTGCCGAGAGTCCGTAGTTGCGGATTAGTTCGTCGATGCGTTCTTCGTAGATCTCTCGGATGTCGTCTCGTCTGTCGTCGAGTGCGTCGTAGATGAATGGGTTCGGAGCGATGCGTCGAGCGGGCCAGCCGAAGTGAATCGGTCCTGCGTATGGCACAGAGGCGGAGCCTGCACGAACACGTCCAGAGGACTTTGTTGCTAATGCGCGGATAGATGCGGCTAGTGCGCCGGTGCGATACGGGACTAGACGCTTGGCACCCATGACAACGACCTCGGCCGCTTCTTTGTGGGTGTCTTTCATCTCGTTCTTTGTGTCGTCGCCGAGTTTGTTGAGGTCTCGTTGTACTTCACGAAGGCCGAGGATCTCGGTCTTCACGACTTGATCGGGTGCTAGTCGGAAGCCATATGTGCCAGTGCTTGCCATGCTTGATCTCCTGACGTCTTTGAGGTCTTAGGCCATTGAGTTTCGATCATGACGCGAAGGATGGCGGGTGGTGTTTTGAGGAGGTCTAGCGGTGAGATGCCGGTCTTGACTGCTAGGACTCCGATGAGCCATGTGGTGCTGCCGGGTCCGAGTCTTTTGGGCTATCACCGTCCACGACCGCGACTGATGCGATTGTCTTGATCCATTCCTTGAAGTCGAGTGGTGTTTTGCCTGCTTCGTGGGTGGCGGTGTATGCGACGAAGTAGAGATATTTTTGAGGTACGAACTCTGCTGCGAAGACTTCGCCCCATATGACTCCGAACTCGTCTTCGAGTGCGACCTCTGTTGAGGGCCATACTGTGCTGAGTGTCTGCGTCCCGTCCCTGTGCTGAATGGTGACGTTGATGCTCATGTCTTGACTAGTGTCCCGCCGACGAGGGTGATGCTCATCTTGCTCAGGTCTCCAGTGGTGCCGGATACGATTGGAGCGGAGGCGATGAATGCCCCCGATACCGTCAGAATCGGATTCGGGGTGCCTGTTGAGAGTGACTTGACGATGTAGGTGTTGGTGCCTGATCCGACTCCGGCGAAGACTGTGTCGAATACTTTTGCGGCGGCGAGGTCGTTGTTCATCTCGACGGTGCAAGAAATATTCTGGAGTCCCTTGACGTTTGACTTGCCAGTTGCTCCCATTGCGGTCGTCTCGATTGTGTCGAACTCGTAAGTGAGCTCGATGTTCGTGACGTACGAGGATAGGTCGATTGTGTTCAGTGTGAATTGGGCATCGGTTAGTACGAAGACGGCCATGATGTTATTCCTTGTCTGCTTTCTTGTTGGTGGTTAGTTCGACGATACCCGAGGCGACGAGTTGGTCGATGTCTGCGGGTGCGGCGATGATGTCGTCGGCAGTCACGATCGAGCCTTGCGGTCCGAGTGTGGATGCGTCTGCGAGTACTTTGTAATTATCCATAAATACGGACCTCGAATCGATAGGCGATCATGTTCACTCCTGAGACTACTACTTCGCGCGGTCTGGTGGATGCAACTTGCAAAGTCGAGCAAGCTCCTCCGAGTGTGCGGTCTGCTTCGATGGCGGCCTTGACAGATGATGATCCCGTTGTCGTGAGGTAGGCGTCGAGTCGGTCTTGTGATGAGCGGTCTGACATTCGTCCAACGATGACAAGAATGAAGGCTCGGTAGAACTCGCATCCCTGTTTCATTGCTTCGTCGTAGTCGACCTCTAAGGGTTCAACTACGGCGGCGGGTGGTGCCAGAGAGTCGGGGACATAGTCGAAGCATCGGAGACCGGCGATGGTGTCAAGTGCAAGCCATAGACCATTGCGGACTCCGTTCGGGGTCATGCGAAGAACTCGCGACGGTATGCGCGGACGATGTTGGCGATGTCACGGCCGAGAGGCGACATCCGTATCGCTCCTAGTTCTGACAGTCCGAGGACTCCACCGATGGAGTCGCGTCGCTTGTAGAGATCGGCGGAGAGGATGAAGGTTGCCTGCTCGATGTCGTCTGGTACTGATGGCCATCCCCATTTTGCGGTGACTTGTACTTGTGGCCAGTAGTTGACCGGCAATGAGAACGCGGTCCCGCCGACGATGGTGATTGTGGTGATTGGTCGGCCGAGTGCGATGGCGTTCGTTGGCTCAACGATGTAATCGGAGTTAATTGTGAACGTCGTCTGATAGGTACCGGTGCCGTCCGGGTCGGTCTTGACGATGAGTCCAGTGGTGCTCGAGACGTCGTCGATCTGGACTCTCATGTTGCCGACTGGTCGGTAGGTGCGAGCGGTTGCGGCTGCGTCTGCGTAGAAGCGACGGTTGGCAATGCGGTCAATGGACCGAGATGCCGATTCAATGATTGACTCGAGGATTGTGTCGTCTACTGAGTCGTCGATCTTGAGGTAGGTCTTGAGATTCGCGAGTGTGATGTAGCCATTCGTGATTGCCATGATCTACTTCTTCTTTGCGGGTTTTGATGCGATGGTGCGTGTTGACTTCTTGGCGGTCTCTACGGCCGTCTGAGCGTCTCTGGTGGCATCCTTGAGGGTGTCGACCGTCTCGGCCTGCACAGTCTCGACGATTGTGGTCATCGAGTGACCGAGACGAGTCAACTCTTGGCGGACTTGGTTCGCTCGGTCTTTGAGTCCTCGCCGTTCATATCCTGCGAGTTCTTTCTCGAGGGCGGCGATGATGATGTTCTTCAACATGGGAGATCCTGATTCTCTAGGGCTGTGCACCCTAGAGACTAATCAGATTCGGTCTACCAGTTAGCAGTGATGAGTCCGGTACCGGTGATGGCACTGAACGCTGCGGGGTACTTGCCGGCGGTGTAAGCCGAGAAGCCGAAGACAACTGTGCGGATTGCAATGTTGCCGTCTGGTTGCTCGAAGCGAACATAGAGCGGGGTTCCTGAGTTGTCTTCCCAGATGTACGACTCGTTAAAGTCGCCGATGAGGATTGCTGTCTCGTTGGTACCTGTTCCGAGGTTCGTCGGTACGTTCGCGTCTTCGATGACTGGAATGCCAAGAAGTGAGAAGCGTGAGTCGTAGCCGGGACGATCGTACGAGCCGGGTGCATTCATTGGTCCGCCAGATGCCGGAGTGATGACTGGACGGTTCGAGGAATCGACTGCCTTCATAAGTGCTCCTGCCATTGACGGGTGCATGACGATGTAGTTCGCGCCGCCGAAGTAGTTCGTGGCCACGTTCTGAATCGCGTCTACCAACTTAGGGAAGAACTCTGCGTAGGTAGGAGATGCGTCCGTGTATGTCGTTGAGTTGATTCCTGAGGTGTTCAAGATTCCGCGGTGTTCGCCTGATGAGCCTGATCCGTTGATTGCAAGTTGATCTAGTTTCGACTGGTATGAACGAATCGCATCTCCGAGGAGCTGCGTCTCGATGCCAGTACCACGAAGGACTGCTTGCTTGGAGAGGTCAAACATTGAGGCGACTGTGTTCACGTTAACGGTGAGCAGTGTGTCGTCTGGAGATGACTCTGTTGGTGCGGTGTTCTCTGACGCCTGAACGTATGAGGTGATTCCTGTGGTGAGGCGGCCGATGTTGACGGTCATACCTGACTGAGGAAGTGCTGCATTGGTTGAGATGTCGAGAGTCTTACGACCTCCGCGGCGAAGCGGTGCGAACTGATCTACGAGGTACTGAGGTACAACAAGACCGGCGAAGTTGCTCGTGCCGGAATCGCGGTTCTCAAGACGCACTTCGTTCTGGTAACGCTGAATGCGTTCGCGGGCTTCGTATGAGCCGCCGAACTCTGCTGCGATTGCGTCTGCAAGGAAGTCGCGCTCACTGCGGGAGTGATAGGTGGCTTCTTCGCTGATGACTCGAGCGGGTGCTGCTGAACGTGTCTCGGTCGATGGGACTGAGGCTTGTAGTTCTGCTGCTTTTGCCTTGCGTGTTTCGAGTTCTGTCACTTGGACGATACGCTCGTCAAGTTTGTCGATCTCAAGTTTGAGGGCTTGGATGTTGGCGAGTTCGATGTCTGTGATGTCGCGCTCGTTTTCGGCGGCCATGTTGAGAGTGGCGTCGATGATCCCTTGCTTGTTGCTGCGGGTTTCGTTGAGTTGGTTGAGGAATGAGTTCACGGTGTCTCCGATTGTCTGTGTGTGTGGATACGGGGTGCCACTGCTCAACCGCCGAGGGTGCCGCTCTGTGCGGGGTGCTCGTGCTCGGT